GGCTTCCGTGGTTGTTTGTCGGGGATCGACAAAACCAACTATACGCGCATTGCGCGTTCGGTGTAGGCTATTTTCTAGGGACAAACCCTAGGTTTATGCGATAATCAGGCATGCGTGCTGCAAAAGTTGACGCCAACCACTCCGAGGTGGTAGCCGCGCTGCGTGCAATCGGTGCATCCGTTGCGGATACGTCGCGCGCCGGCCAGGGCTACCCGGATATCACCGTGGGATTCCGTGGCCGAAACTGGATGATCGAGATTAAAGATGGCAACAAACCGCCATCCGCTCGCAAGCTGACCCCGGCGCAGCTAGATTTTGTGGCTGCGTGGCGCGGGCAATACGCTGTGGTCACGTCCGCGCAGCAGGCTGTTGACTTGGTGAGTGCGTGATCTGATGCGCAACGTACTCGCCCGCGAGGCCGCAGATGTGGCGGTGCTTGAGGCTGCATTAGCCGTTTTGTCGCGTGCGCTCGACGACCTGGCGGGCGCGTGCATTGATGCTGATGGTAAGCCTCGCGCCCCAGATAGAGGCGCTTTGATGCGCGCGCGATCCATGCTGCCACCAGCGTGCACGCACGCATTTGCCAAGAAGTGAGCGCACGCTATACTTCGGCCCATGCCGACCCCAGAGACTACCGCCCGCCTAGTTGAGCTGATCGAGCTCGGCAAAACACAGCGCGAAATCGCCGCCGACATCGGTGTTGAGGTATCAACCATCAACCGCTGGATTCACGCGAGCGACGAACTCGCGGAACAGTCCGCCCGCGCGCGCGTTTTATCAGCCGAGGCATGGACTGATCGCGGGCTGCAGGCGCTCGAGGATGCGCCGCCGGATGCGGTAGAGATTGCTCGGGCTCGGGCTATTGAGCAGCACTGCGCCAGGCGCGCGGCTATTCGGAACCCGGCCTATCGGGAGGGCCACAATGTGGCCGCAACGGGCACACTGGCAATCACGTGGCCAGTGTCGCCGCCTGCAATTGAGCTATCAGCCGAGACCTGAGTTCCGGGCCTATCACGCCCGAGATAAGCGCTGGACGTGCATCGTTGCGCATCGTCGCGCCGGTAAAACGGTTGCCACGGTGTTTGACTTGCTCACCTGCGCGCTGGGCACTGCCAAAAAGGATGCGCGGTATGCCTACCTAGCACCGTACTACTCCCAAGCCAAGGCTGTTGCTTGGGACTACCTCAAGCGCTTCGCGGCGCCGCTGAGTGCGACTATCTCTGAGGCTGAGCTATCGGTCACATTGCCAAATGGCAACCGTGTGCGCCTGTATGGTGCCGACAACCCGGATGCGCTGCGGGGCCAGTATTTTGATGGTGTGGTGCTTGATGAGTACGGGGACCAGCGCCCGACAGTGTGGGGCGAGATCATCCGCCCATTGCTGGCCGACCGCAAGGGGTGGGCGACGTTCATCGGCACGCCCAAGGGCAAAAACCATTTCCACGACATCCGCGAGCAAGCGCGGACCGATCCCGCCTGGCTGTTTGTAGAGCTGCGCGCTAGTGAGACTGGCATTTTGCCGGCCGATGAGTTGCGCGATGCTGCCAAGGCCATGACGCTGGCCCAGTACCAGCAGGAGTTTGAGTGCGCGTTTGATGTGCCTGCGCTGGGCGCGATTTACGCCACTGAATACCAAGCGGCCCGCGATGCCAAGCGCATTTGCAACGTGCCATATGATCCGTTGCTGCCAGTCTCGACGCATTGGGATATAGGCATCGGCGATGCAACGGCGATTTGGTTCGCGCAGCGGCATGGTTCTGAGGTGCGGCTGATCGACTATTACGAGGCCAACGGCATGCCGCTTGACCACTACGTGGGCGTGATGCGCGCGAAACCGTATCTGTACGGCCAGGATTGGCTGCCGCATGATGCCCAGGCACGGGAGTTCGTTACCGGCAAATCTGCGGGCGAGGTACTGTCAGCGCTTGGTCGCAATGTGCAGATCACCGACAAGCTGAGGCTTGAGGATGGTATCAACGCAGCGCGGATGGTGTTTGGGCGGTGCTGGTTCGATGAGACCAAAACGGCGAGGGGCCTAGAATGTCTACAAAACTACCGCCGCGAGCGCAACGACAAGCTGGGCGAGTACAGGGCCACTCCAGTGCATGATTGGGCCAGCCACGGTGCGGATGCATTCCGGTATCTGGCTGTGAGCGTGGACAAAACAGGCGTCAGGCCGCAAAGCGTGGCCATCAAATATCCGATGAGGCGCACCGCATGAAGATGACCGAAGAAGACCTGATTCGCTATCTCGATGCCGAGGCGGACGCGACCGACGCCGAAGACACCAGCAACGTGGTGCGCGACCGCAATCGTGCCGAGCGGGATTACCTGCGCCTGCCATATGGGACCGAGGTAGACGGCCGTTCGCAGGTGGTGTCGTCTGACGTTTTCGATGCGGTTGAGGGCATGCTCCCGGACCTGTTGGACGTGTTCATTGCCAGTGATAAGGCGGTGGTGTTTGATCCGGTGAGCGCCGAGGATGAAGAGTCAGCGCAGCAGGTCACGGACGCGTGCAACCATGTGTTTTACAAGCAAAACAACGGGTTTCTGATCCTGTATTCGGCGGCAAAAGATGCGTTGATGCTCAAGACGGGCGGGGTGAAGTGGTGGTGGGATGTGCGGCGCACGCCTACGTTCACGACCTACAAAAAGGTCGATGAAAACACGCTTGCGCAGTACCTGATCGAGCATCCTGATGCTGAGGTGATGAGCAAGGACGAATACGAGCCCAGCGAAGAAGAGTCGAAGCGCGAGGAAGAGCAAGAGCGCGCGCAGGATGCCCAGATTCAGCAGCTAGTGGCCCAGGCCAGGGCGCAGGGCCGAGAAGTGCCGCCGATGCCTCCCAAGCCACCGAAGCCGGTGCTGTACACGGTCAAGATCAAGACCGTGGCCGACAAGGGCAAGGTGTGCATCGAGCCGATCCCGCCGCATGAGTTGGAGGTGTCGCGCCGGCATGCATCGATCCTGATGGACGATTGTCCGTATGTGGCGCATGTGGTGCGCCGCACACTAAGCGACATAAAGCAAATGGGGTTTGATGTTTCCGCCGACGACGTGCGGGCGGCGTCAACCAATCGCGGCCGGCAGGATTACAACTACATGGGTTCAGGCAGTCGACAGGACGGGTTTTTGCGGGATGTGAGCAACGATCACGTTACCGATGAGTCGATGATCCGTGGGTGGCTGCGCGAAGAGTACGTGCTTGTCGATTTCGACGGCGATGGCATCGCTGAGCGGCGCAAGATCATTCGGCTTGGAACCAAGGTGTTGCTGAATGAGGAGTTTTCGCACGTCCCGATTGCCGCCTGGACACCATACATTCTGACGCACCAGTTTGTGGGCCTGTCGGTGTCTGATTTGGTGACTGATTTCCAGAGGATCAGCACTGAGATTTGGAGAGCCCAGCTCGATAATTTGGACATGGCCAACAACCAAGAAACGGTTGTGACCACGGATGCGCAGGGCAACATGCTGGCGAATCTCGATGACTTGCTCAATCGCCGGCCGGGCGGTATCTTGCGGGAGACGGTGCCAAATGCGATCCGCCCGTATCAGCAGCGGTGGCAGGGTATCGAAGCGATGCCGATGCTTGAGATGCTATCCAGCGCGAAGGAAAACCGCACGGGATGGACGCGGTACTCCCAGGGGCTTGATGCGAACTCGTTGAACAAGACCGCGACGGGTGTTACCGCGATCATGAACGCCAGCCAAAAGCGTATGAAGCTGATGGCTCGGGTTATGGCCGAATGTCTGGTGGCACCGATGTTCCGTGGCGTGTTCAAGACGCTCCAAGATTACAACATGGAAGAGCTGTCTTTCCGCATCAACGGCAAATTCGTGAGCTATGACCCGCAGAATTGGCGCGATGCATACGACATGACGATCAACGTGGGTATCGGCACGGGTGATGTGCTGCAGCAGGCTGGCTACTTGCAAAACATCGCGCAAGCGCAGTTTGCGACGCTGCAAACGCCATTTGGCGGGCGCATCGTGACCGAGCAAAACTTCTACAACGTGCAATCGCGCATCGCTGAAAACGCGGGATTCAAGAACCCGGCTGAATT